AAGTCAGCACGTTGCTTTTGTATAATCCTCATAAGATTATGTACATTTTTCAAGTGGTGCTCTACTGTATTTTTTAATTCGTCTAGTGATTCGGTTAATGGCTTACTCATTATTCCTCCTCACCAATGACTTCATTTAGTCTTTGATAGATAGCTCTCACTAAGGCTTTATTCTCAGTTCCTCTACCCATCACTGCATCAGCTATAGAAGTATCAGCTCCTATCGCCTCAGCCATTTCTCTATATATTCTGTTAGCTTCATTCATCTCAAGAATTTTTCCATCTATAAATTCCTGAGCAGTGAATGTTGTTATAGTGCTTTTACCTTTTGGTTTTGGCATTATTCTTCTCCCTTATGCCTGACTTTTTAATTGTCTCTGAACCTTGTTTGCGTCTCAGGCTTTGACGCATATTAGGTTTTCTGAATACAGAATTAATCTCGGAGTTAGCATATGCAGTAGTCTGCATATACTTCTTACCACCCCTTTTAGATTTAGCTGCTCTACGCATAGCTCTGTTCATTATTCCTCCTCAAGAACGCCTATGAACTTAAGGCATCTTACACAGATACCACCATCTCTACGTACTCTATTCTTTCTACATAAAGTACAACGTATGGGGTATGCTTTATCTTCCCTGTATATCTTATCTTTCTCAGCAAGTCTCTCGCGTTCGTATCTATCAATGTTGTATTTGAATATACCATCTTGATTGACTTGGTATTCCTGTCTGCATTGGTAGCAGAAGTTATTGTTCTTAGGTATCTTCTTATCACAGATATTGCATCTGTACTTGAAGTCTAAGTTCTTTGGTAAACTCTCCGTGGGAACGTGGATATTGTCCCAACGAAAAGTTGGTATATTTGATTTACTCATAGTACCCTTTCTGACCGAGCTGGTCGGCTTTTGTTTTCAAGGTAGCAGTTCGGCATTATATATAGATTATTCAAATGCCTTTGGTTTTTTGACGCACGTCCTGGGTTATAACTCAACGTGCCTTGTTATAAATAGTTTATACAGAAACGCACACGCTTTAAAAAAAAAGCCAAGTTGCTCTCTCTCTTTTATAGTTATATATACAAAAGTAAAGTGGAAACAAACAAATGAATAATGCATATAGATAAGTATTAGCTCTGAGGTTTCTCGAGGGTTGACCTATCAACAGAAAAAAAATAAGCAATGAATAAGTTAGGTTGATTAGATTAAATAGATGTATAAAAATAATAGCATAAAAAAAGGTAGATGGCTGTTACACCACCTACCCTTAGTATTAACTTGGAAACTCTACGAATTGTTCCCATGCTTTATCCTTTTTAGGATTACCAGCTTTGATAGAAGTATTAACTGCTTTCTTAGCTAACTCGTTTTTAGAGTAGAGATTGATTGGACAAATGTAATCAAATACTTTGCGTATTGCATCAGTACCTATGATATCATCCATACCTTTCTTCAAGTCTCCTGCTTGAGTAAAGATTTCTTTAGCGTCTCCACTAGCTACTATCTGGTGTACTTGATAGCAGCCTTGCCAAGAACGTATAAGATATTTACTTTCTTTACCATTGACTACGAGACGATACCTAACTTTAGGTTTACCATCTGTACCCAATACAGCGTTGTCAATTCTACCGACTTGCACGGTTATATTCTTTTTTCCTAGTTTACCTTGAGTAACACCACCTAGGAAACGTGTGATGTCTGAATTAAGTTTTGGCTTAGCCATTGTCTTAACCCTTTCTGTAACGGTTGTCTACTGATAACAACCTCTGACACACTTGCTCAGAGTGTTGTTATGTTGGTGAGAGTTGTTGAGGATGAAGTGGTGCACAGGAAATCTTAACTGGGACGTGGGGTCTGCCGTGCCCCGCACGGTATGCTTAGGCTTGTCCTAACATCCCCACGAAGGAAGAAGATTTCTGTAATGTTCTTGAGTTGGAATGGTAGCACGAGGCTAGCGAATACGTGGAGCGTACCGAGTGCTAGTAGAGCGAATTAGGAACGGCACGTGAGCACTGTAATGTAATGAGCTCACAATGGAAACGATTAGAACATTTGCACCACGGGGATAGATATTAGAGTGAATAGTGAAGGAGATGGCTCGCCCGAAGGCGAGTGTCAACGAGGCGAGGAGTACTAAATGCGAGGCACGACTGAACGGATGTATGCTGATACTAACTGATATAGTGTGTGAAAGAGAAAGAGTATACTATATATAGTGGTATAGAAAAGGAGTAGAGGGGTGTAGAGAGTGTCTGAGGTTTGTATCATAGGGAACTAACTATACAGTATATACTAGACATATGTTAACAAAGGGTACTATATGTAGTATGTTTTATAACGGGGTGGGGTAAGAAGTTGTATGCGAGCGTAGGCGAGCATCCATATAGGGTGGGGTCCATATAGATGTATGTTATATGTAAGTTATGAACAGGTGGTTAACGCGTAACGGGGGATATTAATGTGGGGTGGGGTAGTTTATGTATGTCATATCAAAAAAAATTACTGGTAACTAGCTTAATGTAGACGTGACACTTACCTGTACATTGACTGGGAAAGTGTTACAGGAGGAATGTAAAGTCCTGTATAAGTAAGTGTCTAGTTTATTGTAGCATACACGTACGTAAGTCTAGTAAAAAAGAAAATCTTTTTTATAGTGTAGAGAGGGGGGTGTTTTCGGGCAGGGGCGGACATTGAGCGTACGGTAAAAAAAATAATTCTTTTCTTTTCGTAAGTCCTCGGGTACTCGCCTTGTGGTAATCCCAGTCCTAGCCTGTGCTAGTAGCGAGCTTTCGTCCGTCCGATAGCCTCTTTACCTGTAACTTATTAGTTCAAAAAGAATGTTTGTTAAAAGTATATTCATACTAACATAGAATTAATAATAAAGGAGGATATTATTTATGAATTTAATGAACAACTTTCTGTGGGAGAACAAGGGGAAAGGTTGGTCAAACTTTTCTACGAAAGTAAACAAGAAGAAAATAAACAAATCTATATTGTTAGGAATGCACAGGATTGGGAACAGCAGCAAGGTGCAGACTTCTTTGTGGTCAACAACAGGTTGGGTACAAAATACTTTGAGGTAAAAACTGACACACAGGCTATAACTACAGGCAACGTAGCATTAGAGATACAGATAGTAGACAATGACGGATTTAAGTCTATAGGGTGTGCAATGAAAACATTTCCTGATTATTTATTTTATTGGATAAGGCCTGGAACAGAAATACTATATTGGAACCCAAAAACTCTTAATCCTTGGATTGTAGACTGGATTGCAGACGGCAAACACAAAGTAGTAGAAACAGAAAATAAAAAATTTTTTTCACGCAATCTTCTTGTACCTATAACAGAGTTGCGAGCTACTGGAGAAGTGCATACGCTTAACGTATCTGAAGAGTTAGTAGATAAAGCTATTTATGCTTAACTATTTCTTTATGACTAGTGTCTGATATACAAGGCAAACCATCACTATGGTGTTTATACATTTCGTTGCAGGCCAAACACTTTTGATGTCTGTTGTATGATTTGTCTACGATTGCCATAAGATGGTCGAGCTTTAATGCAATTTCTCTTCCTTTTTTTTGGATGTCCTTGTTTGTAACCTTCGCCATAGTTAGACTATGTTATCATAATGATAAAAAGTTGCAACGTATGTAACAAACTACTTAAATTTAAACGTAAGTATAAATTTTGTAGTAACTTAGGTTGCACACAATACAATCGAAAATTAAGGAGATATGATGTACGGAAAAAAGATGAAGTCCAAGAGGAAGAATAAAGGCCGTAAAAAAAGAAAAATGTACTAATATAAAAGTATGATTTTATTTAATTGTTGTGGAGCTTGCCCTGACTCTTGTAAGGGTGGGCCAAATGGCTCCTAAGAAGAAACCTAAAAGAAAACCTATAAACGCAAAGACTAAAGCTACTTTGCAAAAGAAGGCAGCAAACTCTAAATATACTTATGGACAATTAGCACAAGTGTATAGAAGAGGACAAGGTGCTTATTTATCTAGTGGTAGTAAGTCTGCATCTATGCAGGCCTGGGCTATGGGTAGAGTAAACAGTTTTATTAAAGGTGGTCATTCACAAGATAACGATTTAAAGCGGAAGGGTGGTAAGAAAAAACGTGCCTCCAAAAAGAAAAAAAAGTAGACGTAAGGTTCCTTATGAAAAAGGTGTCCCATCTAAATACCTTAAGAATAAAAAAAATTCAAAGGCTTCTGTTGCTCGTGAGATTAAGGCGACTGCAAAGGCTTATAGAGAAGGTAGATACATAGATTTGAAAGCTGTACAGAAATCAAGAGCTACTAAAAAGAAAAGGCGTAAATGAAAGTTAAAGGTGTAGATATTTCTAAATTAACTAAGTCCCAACAGAAGGCTATGAAAAAACATTCTAAACATCATACTAAAAAACACATTCAGTATATGTACAACTCTATGAGACGTGGTTCTAGTTTTTCTAAATCACATAAAGCTGCTCAGAAAAAAGTAGGTAAGTAATGTCACACGCTAATCGTAAAAAGGCTTTACTTAAAAAACACGGCCTTAAAGGTGTTAATAAACCTAAGCGTACACCTAAGCATCCTAAGAAGTCACACGTAGTTCTTGCACAAGAAGGTCATAAATTAAAGTTAATTAGATTTGGTCAACAAGGAGTATCAGGTGCAGGTAAAAGTCCTAAGTCTGCAAAAGATAAAGCTAGACGTAAATCTTTTAAAGCTAGGCACGCAAAGAATATTAAAAAGGGAAAGATGTCAGCAGCCTATTGGGCGAATAGAACCAAATGGTAAATATAGTATGTGCAGTTCCAGATTGTGCAAATTTATTACCTAAAGGCCAAAGAAAATTTTGTTCAGACAAATGCAGACAATTAATTGATAAGAGGAAATGGCGTGCTAAGAAAAATGGAGAGGTCTATATTCTCCCTGAGAAAAAGACTAATGCTAACGCTAAGAAACCTAAAAAAGAAACTAAATCGGAAGATGGACGAGCTAGTGCTAGACGTGGCAATGTCTATGACAAATTCATACAAGATGGAATTATTCACGAAGTACTACAAGAAAGCATTACGAGAGATGAAGCAGCTAAATTACTTAAAGTTAGTAAAGCACAAATTTCAAGATTTATGGCTGCGTATCAAGAAGATGTTGAGTTAGAAAAAGCACAACAAGATTGGGATGTACCTGATGCTGCTATTGAATCGTTAGAAAGTTTTACAGAATTTAGAAATAGATATTTTTTAACTGAAAAAGGTATACCGTTTGAGACAGCACCCTTTCATAGTAAATGGATACAAGCACTTAATAAGGCCATAGATGAAGGTGGTCAGCAAATGATACTGTCACCACCAAGACACGGTAAAACAGAATTGTTAATACATTTTGCTATATGGCGTATTATGAAAAATCCTAACATAAGAATTATGTGGGTAGGTGGTAACGAAGATATTGCAAAAAACTCTGTGTTGTCTGTAATAGATACATTAGAAAGTAACGAAGCATTAAAAGAAGATTTTTGTGGACCAGGTGGTACATTTAAACCTAGAACTAGAACAGGTAAGTCTTGGTCACAAAATGGTTTTACTGTATCTACTAGAACAGTACACGGTATTAAGTCACCAACAATGATAGGTATAGGTAAAGGTGGCAAGATATTATCAAGAGACTGTGACCTAATTATTGCAGACGACATTGAGGACCACGCATCTACTGCACAACCTAGTGCTAGAAACAACACTAAAAACTGGTGGACTACAACATTAGCATCACGTAAAGAGGAACATACAGCAATAATTGTTATTGGGTCAAGACAGCATCCTGATGATTTATACAATTCATTATTAGACTCAGAGGCCTGGGAAACAATAGTAGAAGAAGCACACGATACAAGTTGTACAATACCTGAGCTAGAAGAAGAAGAACACCTTGATTGTATGTTGTGGTCAGGTTTTAGAACATACAAGTGGTTACAGTCAAGACGTAGAGATGCTATGACTACAGGTGGTTTGCAAAGATTTGAAATGGTATATCAGAATAGGCCTGGAGAGGGTGGTGCAACAATATTTAATGTTGAGGCTATATCTGAGTGTATGGATACAAGTAAAGTCGTAGGCCAAATACCATTACATTCTTATTTAGTTGCAGGCTTAGACCCTGCAGCAACAGGATACCAAGCTGCATTTCTTTGGGCAATACTAGATGATGGTGAAGATGCTTTGCTACAAATGGTAGATATACAAAATAACAAAGGTGGTGGTGTAGAAGAAGCATTACAAATTATTAAAGAGTGGCATAGAGACTATAACTTATATCATTGGGTAATAGAAGAAAACAACTTTCAAAAAGCTATAAGGCAAGACCCTCGTATAAAAGATTATGCAAATAAGAATGGAATAATTTTAGAGGGACACGAAACATACAAAAACAAATGGGATAGTCATTTTGGTGTTACATCATTAGCACCAATGTTTCAAGACAAGTTAATTGTTTTACCATATGGCAATACTGAATCACAAGTCAAATCAGAAATGTATAGAAAACAATTATCTTATTTTTCTGCAAGAAGAAAAAATATATATAAATCTGATATAGTTATGGCAAGTTGGTTTCCTATTAAAGTATTAAGGAAGTTGCAAAAAGCACATTTCTCTGATATAGGAATTGACTACACTCCTAGCTATGATGGGTTTGATATAGTAGAATGGAATGACGCTCCGTGGAGATAAATTGTTAGTTAAAGACATACTAGACAGAACAAAATATTTAAAAGCAATGCACGACCAAGCATTGCCTGATAGAGCTAGATTTCGTGCAATTATCAACGGAGGAGAACACGGCATAAAGGCTTTACTAGGTCAATCTTTATCTAGCACAGATGCAGATATGTTACCTGCTCCTAACTTATTACTATCAGCACTAGACAGACTTGCACAGAAAATAGGTAGAGTTCCTGCTTTAGATGTACATATCACAAACCCTAGAGATAGTGAAAGAAATAAAAAGAAAAAAGATAAGCTAGAACGTATTGTTACATCATACGACCAGTTTCAACAACTTGAATTACAGTTACCACAAGTGGCTAGATGGTTACCAGGATATGGTTTTGCTGTATGGGTTATAACAACTAAGACTGACCCTCAAGGTCATACATTCCCTGTGGCTGAATTAAGAGACCCATACACTACATTCCCTGGTTATCAAGGTGCAAATCAAATGGCAGAAGAATTAGTGTCAATTAGAAATGTACCTGTTAACAATTTAATTCAAATGTACCCTGAACTTAAAAGCTATTTTGCAGAACGTAGTGATGAACAAGATGACCCTTATGGATTTACTGTAGGTTTATATAATAACTATGCACAAGATGGTTCTTGGGAAAACTCAAATGACAATGGTGAGTTAATAGTAGAGTATATAAACCCTGAAGGAACATACATTGTACACGTTGCATCACAGAAAATAGTTGACTTTGTACCTAATCCACTTAAATCAGGCCCTGCTTTTGTTTGTGCCAAAAGATATTCTTTTGACCAAATACAAGGACAGTTTGACCAAGTAATAGGATTAATGGCTGCTATGGCCAAAATCAATGTTATGTCAGTTATTGCTATGGAAGATGCTGTATTTACAGAAACAAACATAGTAGGTGAAATAGAATCAGGTCAATACAGAAAAGGCCGAAATGCTATAAATTACTTAACACCAGGTTCTCAAGTAATTAAACCAGTAAATAATTTGCCTTACCAGTTGTTTGAATCTGTATCAAGAATTGAAAGACACCTTAGAACAGTAGCAGGTTATCCAGTAAGTGATGATGCTATATCTCCTAATTCTTTTGTAACAGGTAGAGGATTAGAAGAATTAAACGCAGGTATAGGTGCTATGGTAAACGAATATCATAAAGTATTACAAGTTGCTATACAAGAAATAGATTACAAAAGATTAGAGTTAGATGAGTTAGTTTTGAACAAACGTAAGCCACTAGTAGGAACTATTAGAGGTGCTGCTTTTGCTGAAAACTACACACCTAAAACAGATATTGATGGTAACTATCTTACAAGACGTAAGTATGGTGCTATGGCTACATTTGATGAGGCAAGTAAAGTTATTACAGGTTTACAGTTACTACAAGCAGGAATAATAGATAAATCTACAATGCAACGTGAAATGGATGGTTTAGAAGATTTACAAGCTATAAATGAAAGAATTACAAAAGATAAGGCCGAAAGTGTTATGTTTGATTCATTACTAGCACAAGCTACACAAGGTGACCCTAAAGCATCTATGGCTTTGGTAGAAATATATAACAAACCAAATCAGATAGGAACAATACTTAAAAAGTTTTATACAGCAGAAGAACCTGAACCAAGTCAACAAGAAGCTATGATGGCACAAATGTTAGGTCAAGGAGGCCCACCACAGCAAGGACCACCACCAAGCCCTAATCAAGTAATGCAATTATTAGGAGGTGGATAATGCCTGAACCTGAAGATTTTGAAAGAAACAATAGAAGATTTCACGAAATTGTTATGAATGAAGAGTGGCAAGTCAATAAACTTGATGTTGCTGAGTTGTACTTAAATGACCAATTAGAAGATTTTAGACAAGAAAACTTACAAGAAGAGTGGAGTAATATGGATGGATTAACAATAATATATGTTCCAGGATATGGAAAATTGCAGATGGTGTGGATAGAAGATGACCCGAGGTAATAAAAAAGCATTTAATATAGATGCACAAAGAGGAGAAGGTTCTGCTGAAAGAGAAGCAGCTTTAAGAGGAGTTCCTATTGCTATAAACGAAACAGATGCTACTATACCAGGACCAACAGAACCACAAGGTACGAATATTCCAAATAACAATCCGTTACAACAACTTGCAAACAGTGGAGGTGCGTTTGCTCCGTCAGGAGATAGCAGAGGGTTTACAGAATCATTAACAAATCAAGATAACTTTCAACCTGTAGAACCAGGACAAGCTAGTAATGTAAATATGATTCTCGCTGCTATAAACGATATACTGGGAGGTAGTGAAGAAGCAAGCTCAATGATAGGATAAGATATGGGTTTTTATGCTTTTGAACCACCTGACCTAGAAGAATCATATATTGATAAATCTAAAGAACGACAGAATAAATACGCTGCTGTTAAAAATGTAATTAGACAACAACCTAAAGTAGGCGAAAACTTAGAAGATATTACTAATAGATTTGGTAATAATTTAGGAAGAGACATTATGGTTGGTAGTGCTTTGCTAGGTTATTCATCTATTTCTCCTGAAGTTCAGTTATTAGTCGAAAGACAAATGGAAATAGAAAAAGAACAAAGTAGAAACTTTTGGGAGCAGACTAAAGGTGCAGGTAGAGGATTAATTAGAAATGCTATAGTTGGTATGGATTCATTAGCTGAAGCTACTGTTAAAAGACCATTTCAAGCTGCAGCACGTTCATTAGCTGACAATGGTATGAATATAAACTTAGCATACCTACAAATGATTTCTAATTTAGTTGGATTAGATAAACCAGTTATGAACTTAGCACTAGGTAATGATTATGCAGAATTTAGACAAGACTATGAAGCAGCAAAAAAAGAGTTAGGCCCTACACAAGCAGGATATGCTATACGTGAATTAGCAAAAGGCAATAGAGTTAATTTAGGTAGAGGATATTTTGGAAACTCTACATTAGCTAGAGATACTGATATATATAAAGAATTAGCACAAACAATAAGAGACCCTAATCAATTAGCTGGTATTGAAGAAACAATACAAGCAC